GGATGGACGCCTCGCTCCCGGAGGGTAGCTTTCCGAGGTTCAATTCCTCGGCGCGCCAATGCTTCCGGAATACGGTATCCGCGAGGACCGTGAGGGCGCTCGACACGTCCAGAATCCAGTTCCGGGAGCAATGCGACGGAACGGTTCCCGCTGCGGTGGTGATTCGCACGTAGCGGCCGAGCTTCGAGGCTCGGCGTCGCAATGCGGCGGCAATAAGCAACGGTGGGACTCCGTATCGAAGCCGTTCCGGGTGAAAGCTCGGCGTCGCAATGGCGGTGTGGTGCAAGACGGAAGCACGCGACGGTATTGGAATCAGGATCGGCCAGAGATAACGCTAGCACCGATTCCCAAGTACGCCGTCGAGATCCTGGTTCGAGTCCAGGCGCCGCCAATCGGTCGGGCACAGCCTTTGGCAACGACCTTGTCATTTTTGGCACTGTGGGGCGTGTCCGGCCGTCTTTTGAACGGTTCGACAGGGGGTGGATGATGGGGTTGACCAAAGAACAGACGATCGAGAATGCAATCGCGAGCGTCGAGAAAGCGTACATGGATACCGAGTCGGAACAAATCGAAAGAGGATTGCGGTACGCTCGGCGTCATCTGGTTGATGCGTTGGTCGATCTACGTAAGGTTCCGTGTGAACCGAGTGATGGATCGATGACGATCGATGAACTTGACGAACTGCAAAACTATAAGCCAGTTCCTGCCAGGGAAACGATGATGCACACGGTCGACTCATCGCAAAAGATAAGTAGCCTGCAGCGCGAGACGATCGAGCGTGCCCTAAAGAGGATCGTCGAACTGCTCGACGACGAAGACGCTCATCCGACGGACACGATCGAGCAAATCGAGGAAACGTTCGCCCGAATGGGCGTCCCGGTTGGCGGTCTACGGGATTCCGCTTGCGATCGTTCCGGTGACGGCGTAGGATGACCAAACGAAAACGCCCCGCGACGCGAACACGTCCGGGGCAGGGCTTGATCGATTGCGGCGATCTCGCGAACACATCGTATCGCGACCGCGACAATCCTTCAAGCATATTTCGACAACCGAACGGGCAGTGTCGATCACGCCCAAGCGCCCAAGGCGAAAGCACAGGCCGAGTTGATCGAACCTCCGGGCGATGGGAAGCCCGCTTTGTCCCCTACCTTACGCCCCCTGTTCGCAGGGATACGGCTCACGGGGACCGTCGAGAGGGGAGCCAACTGGTTCCGGGTCCAGGCCGCACACCAACGGCCGGGCAGTTGCCGCGACGCAAAACAAAGGGCGGGGTATGGAATCGGTATGCGCAGAGGTTGAGAAGAGAAGAACCCTTTAAGGAGACTGAAATCATGGTTGCAACGAAGAACCGTATCAGCGAGAACGGCAAGGCTCCAGCGAATGGGAAGGTGACGAAGGACGCGGCGATCGTGATCGATCCGTTGAACATCGTGTATGCGACGTTCACGATTCGCGGTGACGCTCCGCTGGTGATGAACCGTTTTTCTCGACGAGTGCAAGAGGAACTGGTCGGCAAGCAAAAGGCCGGCCAGGACGGGAAGAACACGGGCAAGACTCGCGACCCGAAAGACTTCGAGTTGTGTTTCGAGGAGGCGAAGCACAAGATCGCCAATGGAAAGTACAAGGGCCGCTATGGCATCCCGGCCAGCGGGTTGCGTTCGGCGATGATTCGTGCGACATCGCTTGTTGGCCACAAGATGACGATGGCGAAATGTACGGTGTTCGTGATCGAGGATGGGTTCGGCGATGACGGTTGCCCATTGGTGGTGATCGAATGCGACGAGCCGGAACAGACCATTATGCCGGTTCGCAACTCTGGCCCGGCTGGCGTGATCGATTTCCGTGCTCGACCGATGTTCCAGCGGGGCTGGACGGCGTCAGTGACGCTGCGGTTTGATTCCGATCAGTTCTCGACTCAATCGGTAGCGAACTTGTTGCACCGTGCTGGTCAGCAGGTCGGCATCTGCGAGGGGCGCCCGTTCTCTCGCAACTCTACCGGCATGGGCTGGGGGACGTTCGTCGTGGGATCAACTGCGAAGGAATGAACGACGGTTCCCGTGGTGTGGCCATGTCTCGGATTGGTGCGGTTTGGCTGGTATGGCCAGTTCGCGTGGCGAGTGGTCCGGCGCGGTGGGGTCGGGTTCGGCTGGTACGGCGTGGCGCGGTACGGCATGGTCGCGTCCGGTTCGGCTGGTGCGGTCTTGTCCGGTGTGGCAGGGATAGGCGAGTTCGGGTACGGCTGGTGAGGTCTGTCAAGGCGTGGTTAGGTACGGTGGGGCTGGTAAGGGCCGGCTTGGCTGCTTGGGGTGGGGTATGGTGTGGCTGGTTACGCTCGGCGGGGTGCGGGCTGGTGTGGTACGGACTCGTTCGGCTGGTTTGGTGTGGCAGGCATGGCTCTGTGGGGCCAGGTTCGGCGGGGTTCGGTTTGGCTGGTAAGGTGCGGTTGCGATTGGTCCGGTTCGGTTGGGCTGGGCACGGCTGGTATGTACTTCAACTCTGGAGAAAGCGATGAAGAATCGACCGATGATAGCAGAGGAACTGGAACAGATCCGCAACGCGAATGGCGGGTCGTTGAATCCGTCCGCTGTGGTTTCGTTCGGGCGCGATAACCCGGAATCAGCGATTCACCGGGAGTTGAATTGGGACGATACGGACGCTGCCGAGAAGTATCGGGTGTACCAGGCAGGGCGATTGATTCGGGCCGTTGTGACCGTCGTCAACACGCCACCGACGAAGGTTAATGCGGCGATCGACAACCGGAACCATTCATCCCGTGCGTATTACTCGCTTCCATCGAACCGTGGAAAGGCGGGATATCAGCACGTTGACGACATCATGCGTGACGAGCAAAAGCGATACGAACTCCTCGAAATGGCTGCGGCGGAACTGGAATCGTTCCGTCGTCGCTATTCCCACTTGGAGGAATTGGCGAAGGTGTTCGAGGCTGGCGATAAGTTCAAGGACTCGCTTCGTAAACCGAAGGGCAAACTGAGGAGTAGAGGAAAATCGGCATGACGCGAAGAGGTTGTGCTTGGAGAGGGACGAAGAGACCTTCTAGGAGGAACAACGAAAGGGCGACCGATGACAAGCGAAGAGAAACTGGACTTGTCCGAGGTTATCAGGCAAGCGGGAGTGAAGCTGTTGCGGATAGCTGGGTCATGCGAACACTCGGAGGCCGATGGCTATTTGTTGCGTAGGATTGGTGATTCCTTGTGTCAGGCAAGAGAATCGCTGGCGAAAGTGACGACGCTCGACCAAGAGCCGCTGAAGCCCGAAGAGACCCTATAGGAGGAACGAAGATGGGGGACGACGAATGAGCAGTGTTACACCAGACACGAAGCGGATAGTGGACAGCGTCGAATCGTTCCGTCTGGCGTTCCGGACGATGGACCGCGAAGTGCTCGCCAGGATTGCGGCAATCTACTTCGTGGCAGTAGACGAAGCGGGTGCGGAGTTGCTTGAAGTGGTTCGGCCAGTGATTGAATCAATGAGCGAATACGAAAAAATTGAGCTTGCGGAAGCGATGACGGCGTCGGGGGATAACGCGGATATTGTGTTCAAGAGGCTGCAACCGAAATGACCGTTCGCAAAGAGGTTCTTGAACTGCTTGCCATGGGGGCTGTTCTCGGTGGGCGCCGCGACCTGCTGGAGGGAATGCCGGAGATCGTTCGCACGCCGAAGGGTCGTTCGCTGTGCTCGGCGATGGCTGCGGCTGCGGAAGGGAACGCGGACGTTCTCTACGATTGGTTCCGTGAGCACTTGAAGGTTGACTTGGACCGTGGGCCGGAACGGATCGTTGACGCGATCGTTGCGGAGCTGGAGGAAACGGCCCGGTTGGATCGGGAATCGATCGAATCGTTCTCGAAGGGTATTGCGGCAGCGAAACAACTTGCAAAGAGGATGAAATGAGCGACGACGCGCATGACGAGTATCATGGTCCCCCGTTGACACCAGTAGCCGAAACCGGACAATACCGGGAAAGGCCATCAACGGGGGGACTCGATGGAAGAACCAACCGGACCAAACGATCCAGGTCGAAACGTGGTTCGCGTGCTGTCGTTTCTGTGGTCTGCTGGTGGCGTAATCTGGGTAGGACTGTGTGCCGGTGTGGCGTTCGCGGTCTGGGCTGCTGGAGCAGCAAGCACCGTAAATACCAGGTTGCAGGCGCTGGAAATCCACAAGGCGACAACCGAGCAACGGCGGACCGAAGATCAACGATCGGTAGCCGCTGTACTGGATAAGATCGACGAGGCGAATGAGGGCTTCGGAGAACGGCTTCGAGCGGTGGAGCGAGAGCTTGCGAAGGTGGCAGCATTGCTTGAGAGGGACAGGAGGCAAGGGGCAAAGCCAACGACAGGCGACGACGAGTCGGTCGCTTCCGTTCCTTGTTCCGAGGATGGACGATGAAGCCCGAACGAATCAATCGATGGTTGTTCTTATGGCTTGCTGTTTCGCTTGCGTTGAACGCTGGGCAAGCGTGGCGTGAGTTGTTTCGCGAGCCGGTTCGTATCCAGGAGCCGGCCCACGAGATGACGGTCGACGAACTGCGCCGGGAGTCGAAGCGGTTGGGTCTGCCAGCTTATCAGTGCAATGGTCGTAGGCTGAATCGTTCAGACCTAATCAAGCAGGTCGACGAGATGGAGCGGGCGTTACGGCGAATGCAAGAGCAAATCGACGAAAGGAACTGAATGAAAGGAAAACAAAGGAAGTACGGGCAAGTAAACGGCAAGTGCATGCCATTCCAGCGACGACGATGCAACGACGATCGACAAACGAAAAAGACCCCATGGCACTGGACCGAGGCGTACAACGAACCGCCGAACCGATGGTGGCATTGGGTCTTCGGGACCGTGTTCTTCGCTGTTGTGATGTGGATTCTCTCGGAATGGATGTAGGGAGTGGGTCAATGGATGACCTGCACAACGACCAGGGGCAGAAACCGGTTCTGGCGTCAATCATGTTGACCATCGCAGGTATCGTTTGCACTGTAGCGATGATCTGGTTGCTTGTCGAAACAGCGTACTATTGATAGTCGAAGGCCGTGAGATGGGGTTGTAACGGGGGCATTGCGGTGCATAGAATCGGTGAATCATGTCAAGGGACCAACTCATGAGCGGAATCGTCGGCGCCAGCGTCGCGGCCATCGTCATCGCGGCAGTCAACGCCAGCGGCTATTCGATCAAGATCACCCACGATGGGGCATTGCCGGACGAGCCGATTCCGTGCTCGACGGCCCGCAACGCCAACGAGGCGGCCACGGTTCGTATTTGGGATACGGTGGGTCGGCAATCGTCTGGCGGTTCTGGCGTCATCGTCGGTCTCAACTCTCGGGAAGCCCTGGTTCTCGGTTGCTCGCATACGCATGACGGCGGTGGCAGGAACATCACGGTTCGGCTCGCAGGCTACGAGGGCCGGGCGCGAATCGTGGCTCGTTCGCGCCGCCGAGACTTGGCGTGGATGGTGATCCCTGCGGACCCCCGTATGCGTGTCGCCAAGGTCGCCAACCGCCAAATGCGATCCGGTGATCGCGTGACGCTGACCGGGTTCGGAGGGAGTGGACGAGGATTGCAAGCTCGCAAAGGGGTGGCGAGATCGTCGACGCACGTCGGGGCGCGGACCGATTACGGGGATTCCGGTGGTCCAGCGTTTGTTCGTGGTGAACTTGTCGGTATCGTGTGGGGCAACTCAAAGCCGGGATCGGCATACGGAACGAGTTCGCTGGTCCCATTGAGGGACGTGGTCGAGACTGCTGTCGTCGTTCGTTCGACTCAGGCCGGCGGTCGAGTGTACCAACATCGGAACGATACCGAACTGTGCGGATTGTTTCCGGCTGTCGGCCGGCTGATCTTTGCGAACCGTGGCAAACGAATGGGTAAAGGTCCGTGGCGTGGACAGGGACAAGGAGGATGCGGTCCTGGTGGTTGCGATCCAGGACAGGGTGGAGGCCAAGGAAGCGGTGAGCCTGGGCCTGACGACGACTGGTACGCTCCAGGTTATGGGCCGGATGACGCAGTCGGGCCGAACGAAGAACGACCAGCCCCGAAGCCTGGTGAGCCAATCGTGATCGATCCTCCTCCGGGATCGACCGTTGAGGTGGACTTGAGCGGGCTGGTTCAACGACCGGAGTTCGATGCGTTGCTCGGTCGGTTCGACACGCTTGCAACTCGGGCGGACATCGAGATCGTGATCAACCGCGTCAGCCAACTCGATGACGTGGTCGGACAGACGGCCGTGGTGATCGGACAGATCGACACGCGGTTGACCGCAGTTGAGGAAGCCGCATCTAAACCTGTCGAGCCGCCGCCGCCCGTACCGGTGAAATCCCATTGGGTGGTCGTTGCGGATTGGTCGGCGTCGTCATGGCCGGCATTGCTCAAGCAAATAGAGGCGACTCGTTCGTCATCGGGCGCTGCCATCGACACGGTCGATTCACGGCGTATCAATGGGGTTGTCGGGTCGCCGCAGTTGATCGCGTATCGTGGCGGGGTGCCGTCCGAACCGATTGCCGGCGACCGAGCCGTAGCGTTGGAACTGTTCGAGATCGCAAGAGGAAGTCGATGATCCAAACCGTAATGCTCACCGTGACGTTGTTCGGTGCTCCCGACTGCCGCGACGGTTCGTGCCGCAATCCGCGCATCCTCATCCGCGTCCCCGGCGTCCGTATCGACGTTCGTCCGACGGCGCCACCGATTCGATTGGTTCCTGCACCGGTTCCGTACCGGCGTCCGATGGTCTACCGTCGTGGTTGGTTCGGGAAGTGGAAGTACAAGTCGAAGGTCAAACGGCGGGGCTGGTAAAATGGACGGCGTCAAGATACCGGCAATTCTCACGCGAGAATCTTCGGGGCACTATTCGCTTACGTCTCGTCCGATGGTTCTGTCGATGGTCGATGGCGAACGAGTTCGAGACGTGTACGTGGCGCCGGGTGACGGTCTTGGGATTCGCCACTTGTGTCCTCTGAAGGCCGAGAAGATGTTCGGCATGAACCTGTCGAGGTTCGAGTCGATCCAGGTCGAACTGACCGGCCGGGTGGTCGAAGGGGCTGTTCCGGTCAAGCTGTGGAAATAGGGGAATGAACCATGCCAGAAGAAGAGCGGCGATACAGAACGACCTATCCAGGCTACACGATCGAGGAGATGCTCCCCGACGGCGGGGCCAAGACGATCTTCCGGTCGTTGGGTTGCGTATGGGAAGACGCGCCCGCTTACGTTCATCTGTCGCTCCAGGAGAAAGAAGGTAAGATGCGCGACGAATTGCATGCGCTGGCCAAGGCTCAAGACGAAAAGCGGAAGCCACGAAAGAACCAGTAGGGCAGCGGTCGCGTAGACCGTTGCAAGGGTTTGACGGAACCGAGGAGAGAGAATCGATGCCATTGGATACGAACGAGCAGTTGACCCTGCTCCAGATGAACGGCGCCACGCTCGGCGCGGAAAACGTCCGTTCGGCGAACGGCGTGGCCACGCAGGCGGGCAATATGGCTATCCTCAGCGTGATCCAACAAAACGCCGGCACGGGCGACGACGCGGGGTTGATTGCCGCGTTGAACACGGCCGACCGAACCCCGCAGGGTGGGCGTTCGTAGCCATGGAAACGCCCGATGCAACCGACGGGGGGTTGGCGAAACTCGTAACCGATTCCGTCCAGCGCATCGAAGCCCAGCGCCGCGACTACGCAGATCGGTCGCGGCGCCTCAACAACTTCTTTGTCCGCACTATGACAGACCAGACCGGCGCTATCATCCGACGCGAACGGGTCCAAATGGTCGACTTTGTCCGACTGGCCCAAATCATCGAAGGTGAGCCGCCGAGGCCAACCGAAGGAGAAAGGGGACGATGGCGGAACTGAGTCTTGACGTAGTCCGAGAAGGCGATGAGCTACACCGGATAGCGCTTGAGCAGCAAGTGGATCGAACGGCAAACCAGGTCCAAACCCTGATCGAGGCCACTGCTGCGCAAACCATCCAACGATTGAACATCGAAGCATCTCGCCGGCAATCGGCACAGGCAGCGGCCGACAGCGAGATCGGGAACTCAGCCGTTCGGGCCATCCAGGAGGTGGTCGTATCACCGGGGTTTTCGCAATGAACGAACGGTTGCAAGATGGCCTAGTCCGGTCGCTGGTGGCAACGGCCGACGACGCACGGGAACGGGCCGCTTGGCGGATTGGTATGCCGAACTCTCCGCCGCGAATCGAGTGGCCAGATCCGGAACCGGTCCAAGTTCTGCCGCCGGCAATCGTTCAACGGCCAGCGGAACCCAAGCCCAAATCGAACATCTGGAAGAAAATCGGAATAGGCGCGGCCATCGTCGCAGGAACGACCGGCATTGGCGCTGGAGCGGCATACGTCGGCCACCTGCTCCAGCCACCCGTTCAACCTCCAGCGGTACAACCGGCTGCCGATGTGGTACAGTGGCTGGGCGAGCACGGATACGATAGGCCGCAGGAATGATCATCATCAAGTGGTCCGGTCGCTGGTGGACCTGCAATCATGGCGGCAAGCGAAGGCAACTCAGGGGCGTTGCTCACGGCGCCCGTTCGGAACTGATCGCTGCCCGTTACCGGTTGATTGTCGATCCGGACGAGACGAACATCGTGATCGATCGTCATGCTGGCCAGTTCGATGGGCTGACAGGCAAACTGATCCGGAAACGGTGGGGAGCAGACTAGAGCCACCACGCGGCGCATATCTTGGGGGAGAGACTCGTCGCGTGGCTGCCCGGCGGGCCGGGTTGACTCCAGACAGCCCGGTCCGCTTTTACGGTTTTAATGGGGAGGTGAAGTCATGGCGTACGGAACAGCGAAACACGACGCATTCAGTCAACGGTGCGCGAACCACGCAGGCGCGATGCTTGCTTTGTGGGAAGAAGGCCAGCGGCTCGACGAGATCTATATCAACGAAGGCGAAAGCGGCGGTCATGCGGCTTTCGTCAGCAATACGATCGCGACCAAGCAAGAGTACATCGACCTGATCGTTGCGATCCGGGCGTTCGATGCGTACGTGAACAATGCCGCCGTGGCGACGCTTGACCGCATGCAGAACATCACTCCGTTCACGCAATAAGAGTAGGTGACGCGTGGCGATTGACTTCTACGTCGACAGCACCGCAGCGGGCGACGGCTTAGGTGGCAGTTGGGTGAACGGTGCGGCAACGGTTGGGGCTGCGTCGGGCCAAGCTGCCGGTGCCCATGTCGCTGTGTCGAAAAACCACGCTGAAACGGGTGGCTCGGCAGTCGCTGTAACCTTTTCAAACGCCACGATAGCGAACCCGATCAAGATCATCTGTCGAGATCCGGCCGATGATTCGTTGGCTACGGGCGGCAGCATCACCACCACAGGAACGAACGACAGGATTGCTCTTGTCGGATCGATCTACGTCTACGGGATGACCATCAACGCCGACGAGGACGTTCAGATAGCGGGCGGCACTACTGACCAGTATCAATGCTGGGAAAACTGCACCTTCGGACACGGGGCTTCGAGTGATGCTAATCGCGAGATCCAAGTAGGTTCGGTTGACACCTCTGACGCAAGATCGACCAACGCAGACCTTATCAATTGCACGTTCAACCCCTCAGCCAATCCGATCAAACTCGGTGCTCGCGGACTGTTCCGATACTACGGGTGCGTGTTCAACCTGGAAACCGCTGCTGGCCTGTCCGCTAACATCATGCACGGGTCGACGCATCGGTTCGAGGGCTGCAACTTCGCCGGTGACGCGAACCCGACGACGTTCTTCTCTTTCCGCAACGGGACGGGCCAATACAGCGAATGCCATATCCGCAACAGCATACTTCCGGGCGCCATCACGACGGCGAACGGGACCGGGAACACGAACCAACAATTGCTGATCGAGAACAGCGAAGACGGCACGATCATCGTTCCTCCGCTCGGGCTTAATTGGTTGGAGAATCCCTACGGAACCATCAAGGCGACACTGGCGAAATATCGGACCGGCGGAGCCACTGATAAAGAGCAAGCGAACGCGTACGCGTGGGATATGGTGTCCTCGGCGAATTGCATCGAAGGTATCCGTGGACTCGAAAGCCCGCCAATTCCTCGTTGGGTCAAAGGCGGATCGGCGATCACGTCGACGATACACTTCGCCGGTGGCGCGACCATGAATGATGATGATGTGGGCATCAAGTGGCTGCATCCGGACCAGACAGCAGCCCCAAACGCGACAGCGCTGCACGAACAGACGATTAAGCGAATCACGGACGTAGCCGAAGGAACTCCGGCGGCGCATACGACCGACAGCGGTTCGACATGGAATGGGACGGGCGTCGGGACCAAGCAACAGCATTCGACGGCGAGCTACACGCCAACGGAAGCGGGTCATACGTACGTTCGGGTGATGCTGTACAAGCCGTCGACGACGCTGACCATTGATCCTCAGGTGGCCAATACCTGATGTCCAAACAGACGTTCTTTGGCGGTGTCCAGAACGACGACAGGGCCGACGAGGATCTGTTCTTTGGCGGTGTCCAGACAAAAGCGGACGAAGCGGCGGTTGGCGGAACAATCGCGCCGATCGCGGCGCACTATTATCGGCGATTGCGAGGTGTTGAAGTGCGGTTGCTGAAACAATCGACGGTGAAGATCTTTCGCATCGGCCCGTTCGTCGATTCCACCGACGGAGTGACAGCCGAAACTGGCCTGACGATTGCGCAGGCCGACATCCAAATCAGCAAAGCAGGCGGGGCGTTCGCTCAAACGTCAGATGCTTCCCCAACGACGACCCACGATGCTGACGGATGGTACCAGTGTCCGCTTACGGCAACCGACACGGGAACGTTGGGCCTTTTGACTGTTCAGGTAGTTGCGTCGGGCGCGTTGATGGTGTGGGCCGATTTCGAGGTTGTGCCGGCGAACATTTTCGACTCGTTGGTGAGCGGTTCGGACAAGATCGACACAGGAATCGGCGACTCTGTCACGGGGGCTGTCGGATCGGTGACGGGGGCTGTTGCAAGCGTAACCGGCGCGGTCGGCTCAGTCACAGGGGCTGTTGGATCGGTAACAGGTGCTGTCGGCAGCGTAGCCGGAAATGTCGACGGCAACGTCACTGGCAGTGTCGGTTCGCTGACCGGGCATACGGTTCAGACTGGGGATTCGTTCGCACGGATCGGGGCGGCTGGCGCTGGCCTTACGTCGATCGCCACGGCGGCAGCATTGGCCACGGTGGATACTGAGGTTGGTCAGATCAAGGCCGTCACGGATGTCATCCCCGACAGCGGCGCTATGACAAGCATTTCGACGGCAGCGGCGGTGACCGTTATCGACACGAACGTTGATTCAGTGTTGGCCCTCTTGGACGACGCACGGACCGAGCCGGCCCAAGGGGCGCCGCCGGTGAACCCGGATATGGCCACGAAGATCGACTGGCTCTACAAGGCATGGCGGAACAAGAAGACGCAGACCGCAACAACGCTGAGTCTGTTCGCCGATGACGCTTCCACGGTAGACACGAAATCGACGGTGAGCGACGACGGAACGACTACGACGATCGGCGAAATGGCCACGGGACCGTAGCAGAGAGGATGTGACGTGATGGAAAGCGAGATCCAGGTGTCGTACGAGTTGTTGGACGAAGCGGAAAGGCATATTGTCGATTCAGTGATCCGAGCGTTCGCAGAGCGGCGACAATCGACAGAAATGGTTAAGTGTTTGGCAACCGAGTTAAACAGATCGAACGAGCGGTTGAATCAGATATTAAATACGGTTGCCGCGGGGTTTAAGGCGTAATGGCGCTCGACAGCAAGCAGAAACGCGGTTCGGCCATTTCGCTGACGATGCCGCATCGTTCGTGGTTGGCCGAGCCTGACGGGACGTTGGCCGATACCGACCGCATGTCGTTGCTGAAGCTTTGCTCGGCGATAGCGCCAGATGCTCCGGTGTCTGAGTTGGTTGGCGCCCTCTGCGGAACAGCGTCCACCGCTGCTCGGCTGTCTGGGGTTGTAGCGTCCGCTGCTCGGTTGTCTGGGGTCGTAACGATTACGGCGCGGTTGAAGGGAATTGTTCGCAACGCTTGCACGTAGGAACTGACCATGAGCACGCCAATTCTCCCGCTCTACTTGAGCGAAGACAACCTGATCGAGATGGACGAGTTGACCGATGCGGCCGACGGGACGTACGTCAACGACGCGACGATGACGTTCAGCATCAAGGATACGGCGGAGGCCGTTTTGACAGGAGCTAATGGTGTGACGATGTCGTATGTAGCTGCCTCGAACGGGAAGTACCAGGGCGTGTCTCCAAAGACAGTGGTGTTTACAGTGGCCACGACGTACTACCTTGAGGTCACTGCGGCGAGTTCTGGCCGAGACGGGTTCCGGCGGATCACTTGCAAAGCACAATACCACGGAGCGAAGCCGTGACGAGCATTTAAAAGGCGATGATGTAATGGACACGACAAAGCGAGAAGAAATGGTTCAGAAGGTGAAGCGGCAAGTTGCCGAAGAGATGGAGTATCGCCGGAACATTGTCGAGATACCGTTGTCGGTCGAGGCGTTTTTCGGCGTGATGTTCGACACGTCGGACGAAGTGTGCAAAAACAAAGCGTCGCACGAAAACCACTGATGGCACTGGGCAGCACCGTGACGATCGCCAATGGCAAAGTTCGACAGCCTGGCAAGAAGCCGCCAAAGAACGCATCGAAAGTAGGGGAAACGTCGGTCACGATCAACTACGACCGACTCACCGGGAGTATGCTTGCGAGGATGCTTGGAGTGGCGAACGCCACTCCTGGCAATTGGTTTCGTTCTGGCATGCCTCGCAATCTCGACACCAGCTACAGGCTCGCGGACGTGTTTCAGTGGCACAAGTCGCGGGTGTTCGGAAAGGGAGACCCGGTAGTCGATGACGTGGAGATGGTCCAATCTCCGGCGCTCGAGCGATACCGGGAAGAGCGAACCAAGCTGGCGCGAATCGAACGGCTTCGCAAAGAAGAATCCGTGATGTCGATCGCGGACGTTCGTCGCGGCTGCGAACTGATCGCCAAAGCGTTCCGTGAGGTCGGCGAGTTCGCGAAGCGGAACGCATCACAAGAGATGCTTGACATCATCAACGAAAGACTCGACGAGGCCGCACGCCATGCCGAAGCAGAATTCGGCGCAGATATTGACGGATCTCCTATTCGATAAGGCGCGGGTCAAACGAATCAGGACGATGCGTGAGTTCGCCGAACAAGACATCATCATCCCGGATGGACCGTATAAGGGATTGCGATTCAAGTGCGACCGACAGCCGTACTCTTCTCTGTGGTTCGACCAGGTCGGCAAATGGCGGCGGCACTTCGCGGTTGGTCCGACTCAATCGGGAAAGACCTTGACCTGCTTCGTAATCCCAACGATGTACCACTTGTTCGAGATCGAAGAGACCGTCATTTGTGGCGTGCCTACCGAAGAGATCGCGTCGGACAAGTGGCGAGAAGACTTCGAGCCGGCCATTCGCGCATCGCGATACGCTCGCTATCTCCCGGACAAAGGCGACGGTTCACGGGGTGGAATCCCCCGCTCGGTGGAGTTCAAGAACGGCTCCACGCTAAAGTTCATGACGGCAGGTGGTGGAGACAAGAAACGCGCCGCGTTCACGTCTCGCGTTCTGGTCGTGACCGAAACCGATGGATTCGACGAGGTAGGGCACAAATCACGCGAGGCCGACAAGTTCACGCAACTCGAAGGACGCTTGCGCGCGTTCACGCCGAAGACCGGATCGCCGTCGGTTCTCTACGCGGAATGCACCGTATCAGTAGAGGAGGGAAGGACGTGGAGAGAGTACACCAAAGGGTCATCATCGGTCATCGTGAGGCCTTGTCCGCACTGCGACGCATGGGTCACTCCTGGCAGGGATAACGTCTTCGGGTATCAAGATGCAGAGGAAGAACAGGAAGCGTACGACTTATCCGACTGGATATGTCCTGCTTGCGGTGAAGTGTGGAGCGAAGACGATCGCCACAAGGCCAACTCGTTGTCGAAGGTGGTCCACAAAGGGCAATCTGTCGACAAGTGTGGAGCAGTCAAAGGAGAAACTCCAAGGACGCCTACGCTCGGTTTCCGCTGGACCGCTTTCGACAACGAGTTCATTACCGCTGGCGTCGTCGGAGCTGATGAATGGTTGGCCTCAAGGGCAGAGGATGAGGACAATGCCGAAAAGGAAATGCGTCAATTCGTTTGGGCGTTGCCGTACATCCCCGACAAGGAAGACATGACCAAACTGGACTACCAGACTATTTCCAGTCGCTACATCGGCATGCCGCCCAAGGGGATCGTGCCGGCCGATGCGTTGCACTTGGTCGCGGCGATCGACTTGGGGAAGTACCTATGCCATTGGACGGTGGCCGCGTTTGGCGAAGGCGCGGCGCCTCATTTCGTCGAGTACGGGCGGGTCGAGGTTGCGTCTGACGACGTAGGAGTTGAACGCGCGCTGGCTATCGCGTTGCGAGAATGGAAGGACGAGATCAGCGCAGGGTGGGAAGACGACGACGGGGACACCCATTTTCTGGAAATGACTTTGGTCGATGCCGGGTGGCAGCCTGAAGTGGCGTATGACTTCTGCTTGGATGCCGGGGGGCGGTTCCTTCCAGCCAAGGGGTTTGGGGCCAGCCAGGGGATGGCGAAGCACTACACGTCTCCTCGTTCAGTCGGGCAAAACATTCTCCGCAAGGGGCGAGAGTACGACATCCGCAAACTCAAGAGAGAGGCCGGCAAACGGCTCGTGAAGTTGGTCCACATCAACGTCGACCACTGGAAGAGTTGGCTCCATAGCCGGTTCTCGACGCCATTGGATCAGCCAGGCGCGGCGACTGTCTACAAGGTCGCCAACAATCGCGAGCATCTATCGTTCGCCAAACATCTGACCTCTGAGCGGTTGACTCAGGACAGGGACGCGAGAAATCGAATGGTAGAGCGATGGGAACAAGTCAACAAAAAGAACCACTGGCTTGACGCCGGGCAGATGGCATGCGTTGCCGGCCACATCGTCGGCGCGAGGTTGGTTGGAGAAGCCACGGCGCCGGTAGTGAGGCGACGGCGTTCGAGCACGGTCATGGCGCCCGATGGTCGGGCATTCTTTGTAGGGGAGCGGGACTGATGGCAAAAGCGAAACACGGAACTCCGGTATTGGACGATGACCTTGAAGATGAAGTGCCAGAGACGGTGCTCGCGCCCGCAAGGGAGATCCAGACGACCATCATCAATACGCCGATCGTGGAATTGCGCCCGAACGCGTATTGCCGGCAGCACGTCGAGATTCATCTTACCGGTGCGCAAGCGGAAACTCTGCGGCGGATTCATGACGCCCTTGAAGAACGTGGCGACATGCTTGATAACGGCAGGGCAGTGAGGTCTCCAGCCGACGCACTACGATGGATCATCGAGCAAGCGTAGAGTTACAATCCGATTCGGATGGTGTTGACTGATGTAACGCCAGGCCCACAATGGGATTATGGCACTAACGTCTGCAAGCACTGATGCGCAAGTCGAGGCCGCGTACGAAGACAACGCGGACTACGACACCACCAATTCCACGACCAAAGCCAAGGACTTCATCCAGGCGTCGCGGTTCAAGATGAATCGCATGGCCCAGGAAGTCCGGCACGGCGGCGCGTCGGTCCGCGACGAATACCTCAAATACGAACGCGCACTCAATGCGGCGACCGGTTGGCTCAAGACCAACGATACGTCGTTCGCCGGCGGTGCGTCCGGACTCGTCAAACACGTCAGCTTCGAGGACTTTCGATGAAGAATCGGAACGTCCCCGCGCCGAACGTCACGCTTTCGGAAGGTTTCGAGGGGATGCGGTCGGACTATACCGCCGCCAAACTCGGTCGCTTCCGACGCCGCAGAACCGGCATTTCGTCGATGGGGAGCGGAGCCGATTACCACTATCGGTCCGAGGCCGACTTCCTTCGGATGCTTGAGTACGCGAGAGACATGGACCGGAACGACGCCGTCGTCGGGCAAACGGTCGACCGCGCAGTTGTGAACACGGTCCAAGACGGGATCAAGGTCGACCCGAATACGGGCGACAAATCGCTCGACAAAGACCTGTCTGCACTGTGGAAGGATTGGGCCGAACACCCCGATCAATGCGACATCCAAGGAGAGATGGCGTTTTGCGATCTGGAGCGTTTGGCGTTGCGATCCACGATCGTTGATGGCGATATCATCGCGTTGTTGACCCGTTCGGGCCGCATCCAGATGATCGAGGGTCACCGCGTTCGCACGCCTCGAAGCACTACGCGGAACGTCGTCCATGGCGTCCTTCTCGATCAGCTTCGCAACCACTTGGAATACTGGATCACCAGGGAAGACATCGACCCGTTGAGGTCGGTCGCGAAGGTCTCGGAGATACGGCCATTCGCAACTCGCGACGACGATGGAAACCGCCAAGTCGCTCACGTCTACAACCCGAAGCGAGTGTCGCAAACTCGTGGCGTAACAGCGTTTGCGCCCATATTCGACACAATGGGGATGGGCGAAGACATCTTCTTTGCCAAGCTCGTTCAGCAGCAAATCGTGTCGTGCTTCGCGATCATCCGCGAAGTCGAGGAAGGCGCGACGGTGTCCGACGAGCAGCTTGGCGACCGAGAAACGGAGAGCCTGACAGGCGGAAGCGGCGTCCGGACGATTGATCAGATCTCTCCCGGCATGGATGTGACGGGTGACCCAGGCGAAAAGATCAAGGGATTCTCGCCGGGCGTTCCGAACGCGGAGTTCTTCGAGCACGCGAAGATGATCATGTCGCTGATCGGCGCCAACATCGGCATGCCGCTAGTGATGATGTTGATGGATGCGTCGGAGACCAACTTCTCCGGCTACCGTGGCGCGGTGGATCAGGCTCGCTTGGGGTTCAAAGACAATCAGCGTTGGCTCGTTAGCCGCTTCCATCGGCCAGTCTATCTGTGGAAAGTACGCCAATGGATGAACGCCGATCCCTCGATGGCGGCGGCAGCCCTCCGTACTGGCGTCGACATGTTCGGTCACCGCTGGAATCCGCCGACGTGGCCGTACATCGAGCCAAAGAAGGACGCGGAAGCCGACCTCGTACTCATGGCGAACGGCGTGAACTCCCGGCGTCGGGTGCATGCGTCGCGCGGCCGTGACGTTCGCGAAGTCGACATGGAGAACATCGAGGACAACAGCTTCGCGATCATCGAGGCCAAGAAGGTGGCGATGAAGATCAATGAAGCGTTCGATGACGGCCAACCGGTTCATTGGAATGAGATAGTGACTCTACCGTCGAGCAATGGTGGCGTTGCGATGGCGGCTCCGGTTCCAGACGAGGAAGACGAAGACGAAGACGAAGACGAACAAGAGAACGAGGACCAGGGGAATCAAAATGGCGAACGAAACGGAACTCGAAATCGATCTCGGGCCGATTCTCGCTTTTGATCTGGATCTCTCGCAGTACTTCGGGCTGTGGGCAGTGGAGAGCCATCGATTCCTTGCGACGTTCGACCGCGTTGCGCGCATGGATCTGTTCTCACACGTGGCGGCGAACACTGCCGAGCCACAAGCATCGGCTCGCAAATCAGCAACGAAGATGGGCGACGATATCGCGGTGCTGGACATTCGCGGAACGATGACCAAGCGAGGGAGCAGTCTGGCGGGCGGAGGGATGATCGAGGTGCGCCAGCAACTTCGGCAAGCGATCGCCGACCCCGAAGTCGAGGGCATCTTGCTGCGGATCGATTCACCAGGAGGAACGGTATCTGGAACGGCCGATCTTGCGAACGACGTGTTCAAGGCGAATAAGCGGAAGCCCGTGTTGGCGTTCGCGGAAGACCTCGCAGCGTCGGCGGCGTTTTGGGTCGCTTCGCAAGCGGACGCGATCATCGCCAATACCGAGACCGCGATGGTCGGCTCTATCGGGACGTTCATCGGACTTCACGATCTATCCGGGGCGGCAGGCCAACAGGGAATCCGCCCGATCGTGATCAAGTCCGGTCAGTTCAAGGGCGCCGGATTCCCTGGAACGGAGATCACGACGGAGCAGGTTGCCGAGTGGCAGACGCTCGTCGACAAGACACAGACCCAGTTCACGTCGTCCGTAGCACGTGGGCGGGGGATGTCGGAATCCGCCGTTGCGGAACTGGCCGATGGTCGGGTTCATATGGCGGCCGATGCCGTTGAGCTTGGCCTTGTGGATGGAATCGGGTCATTCGGTGACGTGGTGAGCGAGTTACGGACTCGCGCATCTTCTCGCCGAAATGGGAGAAAGGCAATCGCAATGAGCGAAGGAACGAAGACTGTGGAAGCCAACACCGCGACTCAGGCAGCGACGTTCGAGCAAATCAAGGCGGCCCTTCCGACTGCCGATGCCGATTTCATTTGTGCTCAATTGGGCGCGAAGACAACCATAGAGCAAGCCCAGTCCTCATGGATGGCGGCTTGCGAGAAGCGAGCTAGAGAAGCGGAAGCCACTTCGGAACTCGCGATCTCGGCCTTGGAATCCATGAAGTCCGCACCTGGCGTCGAGGAGTTGTCGGAATCGACCGCAACCGACACCGACATGGGAGACATGCGGTCCGAATGGAACGCCAAGATCGATGCGCTCGTCAGCCAAGGGATGGCGCGGGCCAAGGCGGTTTCGGCAGTGGTCAAGAAACATCCGGATCTGCACCGTGGCTACGTGGCGATGATCAACGAAGAGAACAAGCGACCAACCGGGCGGTTCCGGTAGGCTCTACGGCGTTTGTCTGGCAGTCGGTAATCACACCAGAAAGGCAAGATCATGGCTCAGTTTGTCGATGGCCCAGCCCGCACTTTCACGGCGGGGGCCGCAATCCCGCAGCACGCCCGGGTCAAGCTCAGTTCCGGAGTGCTTGTCGTCGCGGTCGCTGGCACGACCGATGAAGTCCTGGAAATCGGCACCATGGAAAAAGAGAGTTTCGCGTCGGGCGATATCGTTGCGGTGCGTCTCCGTAGTGCGGCCGGTACTCACAAGATGATTGCGTCGGCTGCAATTGCGGAGGGCGTGGCCGTCTATGGAGCAGTCGACGGCGAGATCGCCACAACGTCCAGCGGGGCGGCAATTGGCGTATCGATGGAAGCGGCTGGCGCTGACCAGGACATCATCGAAGTCCTGCGATTCTGAACGTCAGCCCATGTGTTAGCAAATGAGAAAACGATAGGGAGATAAGACTCATGCCGTCCCCAAGCACTTCACTGGCCACCTTGCGTCCCGACTTGGGCGCCTCGTTCATGGAGTTCGATGCCGCGATGGATGCGGAAGGCTACATCGCCACTCGCTGCCTCCCTGTGTTCAATACGATGAAGCAATCCGGACCGTTCGGGAAGATCCCGGTCGAGCAATTGCTCAAAGAACGTGATACGGCACGGGCGCCAGGCGCGGCCTATAGCCGTAGCAAGTTCACGTTCACCACCGATACGTTCGCGTGCGAGGAGCACGGCGCCGAGGAACCGGTCGATGACCGGGAATCTCAGATGTACTCGGACTACTTCGACGCCGAGCAAATCTCCGCGATGCGGGCACGGTTCGACGTTCTACGGAGTGCCGAACAACGTGCGGCCGCGTTGCTGTTCAATGCGACGACTTGGGCCTCGCACACAACCGCGATCACCAATGAATGGGATGATACGGCGAATGCTGTCCCGGTTACCGATGTCGAAGCGGCGGTTCAGTCGATCTACGCCGCGTCAGGGTTGTGGCCGAATGCGTTGATCATCAATCGCAAGGTCTTCCGCAACCTCCGGAACTGCGCGCAGATTATCGACCGGTCGAAGTCCCAAGGGTTCATGGACGTTCGCGCCGGAGCCATCAATGTGCAGCAGTTAGCACAGGTGTTCGACCTGGACCAGATCATCGTCGCCGGCGGCACGAAGAATACCGGAGTCGAGGGCCAGACGGCCTCGCTCGCACCGATCTGGTCGAATGAGTACGCGATGATCTGCAAGGTCGCGACTTCCAATGATATCCGCGAGGCTTGCGTAGGCCGCACGTTCCATTGGAGCCAGGACGGTTCGAGTATCGGCGGGACCGTCGAGACCTACCGCGAGGAAAACGTGCGGTCGGATGTCGTACGGGTTCGTCACGATGTCGACGAAAAGGTCTTGTTCGTCGAGGCCGGCCACTTGCTCAGTAACGCAACCACGTAACCGAGGGTGATAATGGAAATCACACTTGTCGCTCGGCGTCCCATCGGACCAGAAATATCGGTCGGTGATACGATTGCCGAAGTGTCGCTGCCCAAAAATACGCCGATGTCCACGGTGTCGGATTGGTTTCGAGATGGCGTCATCGGCGAGAAACAGCCGGACCAAGCGGTTGCGGCCGGTGACGCGGACGAGTTCAGTTTATGAGCCGTCTGGATGCCACGTTTGCGCGTGTCGTTGGGATGCTTGAGCGTCATCTTGGGCAATCAGTCACCCATACGGACTTGCATGGCACGGCCACGGTCTATACGAGCGGTTTGGTAGATATCAACGAAATGCTCGGGGATACGCAAACCGACCGAGGCCGGGTAGCCAGACGCAAGGCGCTGATCCAGATTATGGCCGATGGGACGAAAGGACCATCCGCTGTCGTGGTGGGTGAAACCTTCACGGTCGGCAGCGACATCTGGGAAATCGAAGAGGCGCCAGACAAGTCGGGCGGCATGTGGGCACTGATCGTGGGCCAGACGAAACCAAAGGAACGGTCGGGACGAAACTACCGGGAAGAAAATGGGTAAATGGCTACGACCACCACCCAGCTTGTCCAGGAAATCGTCGCAGGATCAACTACGTTCCAGGCGTGGGTGAGAGCATCCACTGCGGCCGAAGCAACCAAACGGGTCTTTCGGTACGCGGTTCCGGGTGCAGACGAGTCGGAGCTGGATGTAAACCACGGAATAGTCCGACCGTACTGCCTTGTCGAAGGGATTCGCAAATCGCGTAGCTCTCTGACCGGCGCGTTCGCAAGCGGTGACGCGTTCATCATGTTCGAGGCCGACGTGACCGACGAACAGAAGTTCGATCATGACGCGGCTATGGAGGCGTGGGAGATCAAGATGGACGCCATAGTCTCCGATATCATGGCACTGGGCCGGACAGGCGGATATCTGATGGTGAAGGATGTGGACGACTTGGAGATACCACAGAGAGAATCCGCGCCCAACCAACAAGACGCGCATATCAGCCAGCGGATGGTGTTAACGTGGGGGCCGAGGTAATGGCTCGTCTCGGTCCTGGCGGACGTGCTCCAGTAAGGGTTGGTTCCGGACGAGGGACTCTCGGCTCTCATATCCGGATGTTGCGCACCGACTGGGACGGCATGCAGAAGGACTGGAACGCGTTGGTTCGGGCGGTGATGGAAGAGGTGGGCGAACTGTGGGTCGAGCAGTTCATGCCTCTTCACTTTCGACCTGGAGCCACGAATCGTTACGGATACCGTATTCGCTCGGACGCGTGGAAGGAATACAAACGTAGGATCTACGGGCACTCGAAACCGTTGATCGAGACGGGCTTGATGCGTGACCGACTGTTGGCGAACGCCGGCATCCGGATCGTGGCGCGAGCGACCAACAAGAAAGCATCAGTACGGGTCAAGATGCCCCTGCCTCATCCGTTGAACCCCAAGGCTGGCAAAGGCGAGATTGGACGGCTTGACGTTGATCGCCGCGAAGAGGACGTAATGGTGCGGTTCGCCATGAAGCTGCTGAAACGATCAATCGTGAGCAAAGTGCTCCGTCAAAAAGTGCTGAAAAGGGCCGCATAACATGGGCGTCGACAATCTCCATACCTTAGAGCGGCACGTGTTCGCCGGGTCCGGCGCGTTCAATCTGTCGCAGATCCCAGACCGCGAAATCGACCTCGGGATTACTGAGGAACTCGGCTACGGCGCTGGGCAACTGTCGCCGTCGCACGTATCTGTGATGTCGCAAGCCCCGGTGATCAGCGGTGGCACAACCGAGATCGCCAGGTTTCTGACCAACATCGACGCGTTGCTTGGCCTGGCGATTCCGTCGACTACCGTCATCACCTCGGTGGCGTTCTACTTCCAGTCGGCCCAACTGCTGGGCGGAATCAAGGCTGGCTCAAGCCATCTGACCGGCACGCTCAACAAAGGGATGGTGATTCCGACCGGGGTCTCTGTCGAGCAAGACGGTGTCGCCACCCTGAACTTCGACATGCACGCGTTGTACGACGGGACGAACCTGCCGATCGTGTGGGCGGACAGCCAAGCCTTGGCATCCGGAACGCCAGCGGTTGACGAGCAGTTCACGCTCGGACCAACGTTCATCAACAACGTGCAGGTTCCCGGCTTGCAGGGCATGACCTGGGACTTCGGTATCGAGGTCGAGAAGCATTCGACGGACGGGCAGGTATACCCGTTGACGATGCGCATCATGCGGGTGACCCCGATGATCACGCTACGAAGCGTGGATGTCGTCACGGCAAGCGACTTCAACCTGACGGGAACGGCGTTGGATGCCAATACGTTCAAGACGTACATTCAGAAGATGGACGACGAGGGCGACCGGGTTGCGATCGCTACGACCGAGCACGTGGAGATAGCGGGAACCGCAAGCCAAGGGTTCGTGACGGTCGAGAACCTCGGCGGGGCGAACCAGGAATCTCACGTGAGCGAGATCAAGATCAGACCGACGGTCGGGTCGGGAGCCGTCTACACGATCGACGCAACTGCCGCGATTCCGGCATTCTCGTAGGGGTGAACCATGGGCGTCAGCATGCCGCAAATCATGGAGATCAAGAAGTTGGCAGAGAAAGCTGGACTGCCGGCCTCGTTCGCTCGCCGCATGGTCATCCAAGGCGTGTCGATGGACAAGATCCGTTCGCTGATGGAT